CAGGTACAAGTGCCCTAGGACAATTCACTACCGAATTATCGATACAATAAGTAACTATATAATATGAAACGTGTATGGTACATATGTGGCATTGCGACGATGACTTTGGGCATAAACCCAGTCATAGCAGTGCCTGTGGTGCCAAATTTTTCTCAGGGATCGATGACTAGCCACACGGAAACGACTTCCACCGTGACGGAGACCATAAATTCTATGGATTATGCGACAGGGTGGCAATATTCGGTCAGTGGTACAAACATATCACAAGATGGAACAACCATATCACCCGCTATAGGGAATGGTTCATCTAATACTATTAATGGAGTGACTTCGCAATGGCAAGACTTAGACCACGCAAACAAACCAAACTACACGATAACAACTCCAGGAGCAGCGTTCCAGTTCACGGAGACGTATCGTGCCCCAGGTCTAATAAATCATACAGTAATACAAAGAGAAACAACCGTAACTTCGGTCACAGATACGCAAAGTATATTTCAACAATAATAGCAACAGTTCTCACTGCTAACGCTCTACCTATGCGTGCAGAGACAGTTGGTGGTGTGTCAGCAACAGCATCGCCAATAGCAAACAGTTCTGGAAGTGTCACAAATCAAGCTATACAGGTTTTGCAGGGTCCGTATATAACTAACACTTATGGAAATGGCATACAATGTCAAGGTCCAACGTTAAACTTCACACCGTATGTTACAGGGAGTACATCTCTACAACGTCCCTACGAAGATATATGGTTTGATCAAGTGTATGATATGCGTGACTTGACTGGTACTACAGATGCAAATGGAAATCCCACAGGAGATGGTGCACCAGACAATCCAGGGGTGGTGTTATATGAAGTTCCAGTAAGAACAGGTCAGAAAGATAATCATTCTCTATCAATAGGTTTTAGTGCAACGTGGTCTAAACCATTAGACAAGACACTACAAGACCAATGTAAGGAAGCAGTAGCAACTCAAATAGCATATTCACAACAACTCACTGCTAATAAAAGATTAGACTTTGAGATTGCGAGATTAAAAAATTGTGGTGAACTGATGAAGGCAGGAATAATGTTCCATAAAGACTCACCATACTATGCTGTATGTGCCGATGTGGTTCTAGTAAACCCACCTGGAGTTCTTCCAAACCACGCTCATACAATACCTAGTACAGACGCTTCTCTATTAAAAGAAGTATCTATTGGTAATAATTAATATTTTCTTTTCTTAGGAATTTTGAAGGGAGGTAGTCCTTTTTTCTCACGATATTTATTGCACTGTATCTCATTACGACTTAACTTAGGTGGTTCTTTACCGAACTTCTTCTGTATGGTAGTAGTGAGTTTTTTAATGACTGGTTTTATAACTCTCAATAATAATGGTGTTGCAGCAGCAGATGCTGTAGCAACCACTGCTATCGCTGCTGTCACAGATACTTGATTTGTAGATGGTAAAAATTTTTCGACTACTGTAGTTTCTTCATACAATACTACACATTGACCTTCTCGTACCTCGTGACCTATAACTCTCTCTTCTCCATTCTGAGTTAGATCACCAACTCTAGGTTGATTAGGTGCAGGGCATTCTATTTCTTTATCTGTAGAAGGTATGTTTGGTGGTGTTACTTCTGGTGTTTCTATTTCTGGAGGTGGTGCTATATCTGGAACCACAGTCTCCTGTTCAAATATCAATTCATCCTCTCTATAATCTATAGTCTCAAAAGATGGTACTCCTCCATCACAATATGTGATAGTTTTATCAGGATCATCCTCAGCAAGATTTTTATTTTTTTGATTATTGAGTTCGTGTGCTTTAACGCAACCTGGAATATTGACAACAGGAGTTCCGATGTCAACTGTTACAGGAACGCTAGGACCAAACGACCACGCGGGTTTTCCAACCCACGGTGGTACATTTACAGCATTTGTGTTTGGTATGTAGAGATCCGAAATAATAATATTTGGGATTTCTTCCATTACATTCCTTTAGGTAGGTTAGGTCCAGTAGGTAAGACAGGTCCAGTTACGTCAGGTATAGCATTCATAATACCACCACCGATGTCAGGCATAACTGCTTCCATCACTTTACCTTTGATGTTTTCGATAATCGCATCCTTGCGTATGAATACATACCCAACAGTACCAACAACGGTGAGAGAGATAACACCACTTGCAATAGCGATTCCATTAATGATCTTTTGCATTGTAATTAATTTCAAAATTGTTTAAACCCTTCACTTCTGAAGGTGAACTATTTATCACTCCAAACTGTTCACGTTCCTCAGCATCCCAATCTTCTTTAATCTGTTCTACCTGTCTATCTACGTCATCCATTGTGTTCTCTATCTTCTGCTCTATCCATTCTTCTTTAAGATATGCTACAAGACCTAGTAAAAGATGATTGATAGGAAACCTTTGTTTCTTTGCCCATCTTTCCATCTTGGCATACCAAGGATCTACTCCTTTCCCAAATTGTTTTTCAAATTTAAGTAACGTCTTTTTCTTTTCCATCTCGGTAAATAAAATACTACGAAAGAACCAATCCAAAAAATTGCTAGTACTGATATGTGTAGTAGTCTGTTAGAGTTTACTATTAGACCAAGTGTTACAAGTCCAATCCAAGTGTAATCTAACGTACCGTGAAGACGATACCACACATTCTCTCCTAATTTGTTAATGACTCTTTCTCTTTGTTTTGCAAACCACGGTGACACGTGACGCATCATCACGAATCCTTCGTTGAAGAACATAACAAAAAAACCAATCCAGAATATCATTTTGTTTTATCTATTAATTCAGATTCATCGATTGCTTCTCGAATGATTCTCTTTAATTGTTTTGCTTGTTTCTTATTAATAGATCCAAGTGATGTATCTATCTTTACCTTTACCCAGTAAAGACCTATAAGAACAAGTGTAAAAGGAACTGCATCTGCCCAAGAGATTTCGTTCCACGCTTCTACTACGTTTAATACTGAAAACATAATTTAATCCTAACAATTTTTATTTAGGTCTTCTGCCATATTACCACCAATGTTTGCACCTTGGTCGCCACCGAACATCGCTACCCAACCTGCTGCAACCCAACCTACAAAAGGAATACTACTAAGAGTAGGAGCAGCAGCAGCACCAACCGCTTCAATACACGCTTCTGATTTATTACTAGCAGTAGGGTTGTCTTGTTTATTAACACTACCACTTATATGTGTATCACCTTCCATTGTGAATTGTTCTGCTATATCTCTAGTATTATTTGCCAATCCTAAGAATCCTGCCTTCTCTTTTATTGTAGAAGTCTTATACATTATCTTTGGATCATTTGCTCTATAAGAAATTTTATAACCTTCTTTACTTACTTCTGCGTGATAAGAAGTATAGTTTCCTACTGGTATATTGATATTAGGAAATCCATTTCCTTGTCGTCTTGCAATCATACCAATCATTCCTATGTGGGATACACCCAACAGAACACCTAGACCTAGACTAAACCACTTCATTTTGAATCAGGAGTAATTTTTATAGGTGCTGACTCTATTCTTATAGTCTGTGCAGGAGCAGTCTCTGATGCCTTGGCAATAAGAAACTCCATATCTTTTTTAGATATGTTTGCATCTCCACTACCATCACCTTTCTTTTTCTTACCCCCAGTCTGGACACCGAAAGTTGCCAAAGTTCCTGTAAACACTGAAGCTATAAAAGTTGGATCAATCTTTTCTCCTGCATCATAACCTGGTATTTTAACGTAGTTCAAAGTTAAAATTCCTGCTGACCACACGAGAACGATCACTCTTATCAGTGTCGCTAAGTACATTAGTTGCTCTTCTTTGTCTTCTGCAACTTCTTTAAGTTTACCTATAGGACCTTTAGGTTTTTCTTTTACTTCTGCCATTACAATTTAGGGTGACTAACCCTATTTAGACACCAAAAATTTTCTAGTTTTCTTTAAATGTTTCCACTCAGTCCTTATTCTTTCGTATGCAACTTCCTGTGTTATCTTACCTGACATTTCCATTGCACACACATACTCAATCCTCTTAGCAAAATCTCTTACTATTTCTCCTAGTTCATCTGTCTCGTACAATTAAGATTCCTCCGTAGTTTTCTTTTTACCGATATTATACTTAGATTCTAAGATCCACTCCTTCTTATCTCTAAAAGAAATAACCTTGATTTGATTTAAAGGTGCAATATCTTCGACTCTATTCTCATCTACCATTACAACTAAACCCCAATCAGACAACAGTTTTGTAATACGATTCCTACGTTGTACATCATTAGTTGTTAGATTAGAATGCTTACCATCTAAAGCAAATAGTTCTTTGAAGTGAACAATATAATACTTACCTTTCTTATGCAATATATGGCAAGACTGAAATAGTTTTTTCTCTTTACGAGAAGCAACTCCAATTCTTGTTAGTGTCTCTCTTACCTTGAGGAAATCATCAGGTTGACGTAAAGTCACCTCTACCATTTGCTCAGGACTCCACGAGATTTCTACGTTCTCGTCAGTCATCTTCTGCCTCCTGTATCCATTTTAAGTTTAATCAAATCAATTTGATCCTTTGTTAGAATCCTCAACGCATCCTTGGTTTTTTCATCAGAGTATTTAAAGAAACTCTTTACAAGTTCAAAGTCTTTTATTTTCTCCTTTCTTTCCCAAGGTGAGAAACGTCGTTTCTTCCTAAGGCTATTTAGATAAAAGGAATATTGTAGATCTTTATCTAAGTTAAAGTGTGCATTCATTTCATTAGCATATAGAACCGTATCTATAAAACCGCTAAGACATTTGTTTACAATGAATGGAGGATAGTTCTTATCCCAGTCACCTTCACGTTCTAATAAATTTTCTTTAGTGTGATTAATACTATTCAAATAATCCTTTAAAGGATAGTCGTCACGTTTGCTCATAATATATCTCCGAGAGAGAATGAATCTGTTGGATGTGTTTGGAAGACAAGACTATATCGTCTGGGAAAAGCATCCCTTACAGGAGGTCTT